CACCGCTGTTTTTAGTTTAGAGCCGGGATTTAATCTTCTATAGGCTTTGACACCGGCTCGGGTCATTCCTGCTCCAGCCTTTGTAGGTCTGAAATTTTTTTTGTTTCTAGCAGGCATAGTGCCTTTTGCTAGTTTTTCTCTAACTTGAAAATCATTTCTCATTAATCCAACATGCCTTTGTAATATTTTCTGTAAGATGGATTGTCTAATGTTACACCACCATATTGTGAATTAATCGCTGGTCCTATGTAACCACCCATCCTTGCTTTCTTTCTTGTAAATGTTTTTACGTTAGTTGGTTTACCACCCACTCCTTGAGCTACTGCTCTCTTTCGTCTGACAGCACTCGCCCTTTCGCCTTTTGTCATCCGTGTGGCTTTGGCAAGTGGTACGCATTTTGGATACTTCCGTTTCGCGTCCGCTTTCTGTTTTGAACGGCCACACTTTGCGAAGGAACCATCTTTTTTTCTGCTCCCAATATCGACCCACTTTTGTCTGAACCATTTATCTAAACCATTTTTTGCCATTACGAATTTTTTCCAACGGCGTCCCTATTCATTCCTCTAAGACAGACACCGCCGCCTTTTTTTAAACCTTGTCTTCTTAATCTTGCTGTTGCTTCTGTTAAACCACCGCCAGCATATTTAATTCTTCCGCCCATGGCAGATGGTTTACGACCTCTGAAATCTTTTCTTTTTACACCAGATGGATCTTTAATTTTACCTGCACAGATTTTGCTAGCGTATGCGTTAGCATATGCTGAGGGATATACCTTGAACTTTCTTTTCGCTGCGGCTTTACCTCTAGGACATAATTTAGTCATTAAGACCTCGCTGTTTGTTTTGCTCTTTTAAAGTCAGATGCTTTTGGTGCACCTTTTGCACCTTTCTTTCGCATCTTACCACCACGTTTTCTTTTAGCGTGGATGTTTGCGTATAAACCTTTACCGGCCATTACATCACCTTTTTCTTGTTTTTCATTTTTTTAACAATTTTCTTTTTGCCAGGTTTTTTAATTACACCTTTTGCAATAAGAATATCTTTTTGAGTAACTTTACCATCACCAGACATATCTGGAAAACTACCTTTTTTCATCATAGGTCGTTTCATCATACCGCCACCCATTTTTTTAACACGTCCACCCTTCATGTATCCTTTAGGTGAAACTTGTTTGTTGTACAGTCTATTAACCATTTTTTGCTCCTTCTATTTTTTTATTTAACCATGGAAATTTTCCATCTGGAAATTTTTTTATCATATAATCGTATCCTTTTAAATACCATTCTTTTGCTTCTTGTAACTGTTCAGGGGTTCCTCTATTTAACTTAAAATTAAGCGTATAATCATCAGTACATGCAAATTTAGGGTACATCTTTCTAAGGTTTTCAAATATAAAGCTGTCTGTTCTCACCCTCATATCTCTAGATAAGGTAAATAAATGACCTACACAAATAGCAACATTTCTAGGTAAACAGAAAGATTGGCCATCTACAAACTCAAAAGGATATTCACCATCAATAGATGTATAAACAGGGTAGAAGCCAATACTCTCAAAGATGTCCTTTGTTATAAACTTACCCTCCCAATCCCAAATTTTTCTTAAAGTAAAAGTCCAAAAAGCATTCTTCTCTTTAAATGTTTTGTAGGTTAGTTCAGCGTGGTTAGGTTCAAACCAATCTCCAGATCCAATGGGTTGCCATAGATCATAGTTGATAGAATAGATAGCAGCAGAGGTTAAAGACTCAGGTCGCCCTCCTGAAACTCTGTTGGTCACTCTTTCTGGAAATTTATAATGAGTTACATTTTTTGGTTTAAGATGTTTTAATATCTTTTCTATACTTTCATGACCCTCTTCTGTGTCTGTGCCTATGGTCATTTTACAATTTTCATAAGTTTGTTTTTGCACGCTCTCTATCGTTGTAACAACAGACTCCTCTCCTTTAGTGGGTAACCAAAAATTAAACAATGGTTTCATGTGATAGCCTTTCATAGTTATATTCAGTAGGTTGTAGATAAACTGCTTTCTTAACAAACCCTAGTAATTTAGTCGGGTTTTTACTATATCCATTTTCATCGTAACAATTAGGATCATGCATAAAATATTTTCCAACTTCTTCATACCCAAAACCAACTTCTTTTGCTTCTGGAGTGCATAGTCTTCCATCTACATGTTCTCCCGTAAACATATCGTTAGGACCTACTTTACCTGTTTGAAATCCAGATGAAGCTCCATCTTTTATATTATTAGGTCGGTGTTCAAGTGTTAAAGCTTGACCATTTAACATGCCCATTTTTAAACCAATACCTAAACAAAGATATGAGAATATACTTTCTGTGCAATGTGTTTTAAATATGTCTGGCATAAATCTGCCGTAAGCATCTCTAATTCTATAATCAAAAATAAAAAAGTGAGCGTTAAAACTTTCACCTATTTTAAATTCTATATCTTGTCCTTTTAAAGAAAGTCTATTGTAGTGTTTTATACTTTGATGAAAACAATCTTCGTTTACAAAAGCTGCTGATAATCCATAATTTTTTGATTTATGAAAATCTAAAAGTTTTTTTAAAGTATCTGTATTGCCATTCATACCTACATCAGATGCACAATAAACATAATATTTATAATCAGGAAACACCTGACAGGCTTTGTTAAACGTTATATTTACAGGTGCTATATCATAGATAAAATTAATTTTAGCTTTACCTTTGTATCTTTCTATAATTTGATTCTTAACAGAATTAACATTGCAAGCTGATATACAAATATCAAAAAAATCTCCTTCTTGTTTAAGAAGGTCATCAATATTTTTAAACCACATCTCTGTGTTTAGATTCTTCAATCCGCAAAGATTGTAGACCACTAATAGTTCTTTCTTCACTTTTTACCGTTTCTAAATATCTGAGTTCCTTTTATACCAAAAATACTTGCCACAACTAAAATCCATAGGTTTGTAAACCAAGAAGGAAGCGATTGGAAATATTCAAAAAATAATTTTACCTTCTCCATTGCTTCAGGGTCGTCTGACATGACTGCCCACATTAACACCACGATGGGCGCCGAAATAATTATTAAAACAAATTCATCCTTGTAGTCGTTTTGCCTAGCTTCAAGAAGTTTGCCCTGGTAAGCTTCCTCACCCCGAGCCATTTTTTCTGCATGCATGAGTTGGGCATCCGACATCGCCATTTTAGTCTTCTGACGATTAGAATATATCTTTGCGCCAGCTTGCATAGCAATCTTTGCTAAACTGAACCAAGCCATTAGTACGCCTTTGATTTTCTTTTCTTTTCAGGCAGCATTCTTTTTTGTCCTGGTATGTCCATTTCAGGTCCACCCGTGCCAATAAAGTTATATGCTTTGTCAGCTGTTGTTTTAGATCTAGGATCTATCTCAACTTGCTGCTCACCAACTTTAACATCTTTAATTTTGTCTAGTTTTTCCATCTTAGCTCCTTTTTTTCTTAATCCCGGCTTCTGAAAGTGCAATAGCGATAGCTTGTTTACGGCTTTTTACTTTTTTATCACTTCCACCGATGTTGAGTTTACCTTTTTTAAACTCCTTCATCACCTTTTTAACCTTTTTTTGTTTTTTTGTCGACATTTTTAGTTTTCCTTCTTAATTATCACGCCTCCAGCGCCCATATCTTTAGCACTTGGCAGTGTTTTTGATAATATTGTCTTTTCGATTGAAGTATTTGCTCTTAATTTTGCTAATTCTTCGTTTTGTTCTAACTTTTCATCCTGATTTTGTTGATTCATCATTGTTCTCATTCTATCTAAGTTGATTCTGTCCTCACCTTCCTTCTCTTTTCTCATATTTTCTGCAGCTCGAAGGTCTAACTCTCTTGCTCTCAACTTAGCGATAGGGTCATTATCAAATTGTGAGGTAATTTTCTTCTCCTCTTTCATAAATTCTTCCATCATCTCAGCAATTAGAACTGCTTTTCTAGCTTCAATTCTTTGTTGTAACTGTCTTGCTTGCATTTGCATCTGTGGATTTTGTAAAGCCATTTGTAACATCTGAGCTAGTTGTGGTAACTCTTCTTTAAACTCTAATTCTATCTGCTCTTGTGCCATCAAACTAATATGCTCAAAGATATTTTTTTCTAATGACGCCATAACTATAGGATTATTTCTAGCCATGTTAGTTGCCATGAAATTTAAGTGAGATGTTATGTGTGCTCTGTGATCTTGACCTGGAAAAGCTTGAAATGGTTTACCAGCTAAAGCATCAATGTGTTCTAATGCAGGATCCTTTGGCACGTTTGGTGCTGGTCTTTTTAAAATCATGTCTATATTTTTTACACCTAATGCTTCGTACATATTTCTATACGCTTGATACATATTATGCATTTGTGGATTGGATGTTGCCAGCTGCAGCTCCGTCTGAGCGAGGGAAATACGCTGTGTCTGAGAGAAAATGTTGGGATCTGCAACTGGCAATATATCTACTCTATCGTCAAAGTCTGTTTGTTTAATCATTCTTTGACCACCAACTACATCGTAGGGGTATTGTTGTGGTAGATATAACTTGAAAACTCTTGCTAATAATTTGAACTCTTGTTTAAGAGCTGCATAAATTCTTTTGTGAATTGCAGACATTGTTCTGCTGCCTCTTTCCAACAAGGCTACTGTCGTACCCACTGCCGCTTGTTGATTACCCTCACCTACTTGCAAGTCTGCTATTGAAGCGAATCTTTGACCTGCTTGTACTACGACGCCCATAAGTGCTAATAAGGTTTGTGATGGTTCTTTGAAAGGAAGCATCATGAAAGAATCTCTGATGTTACCACCTGGTGCATCTACATCTCTAAATTCACCTGGCTGAATAGATTGTGCATCATCTCTAATTCTAATTCCTCTTTGTTTAAATCCTGCAGGTAAATTTGATAAAGTCCCTGCATCTAATAGTTGTCGTAATGCAGCCGTAGCTGTTCTTGATAATCCACCAATCATGTGTATTAAACCAAATCCATAAAATCCTAACCCTGGTAAAAATTTAAAATGCACAAAGTATTGTATTTTATTTCTTTTTGGATCTCCTATTTCATAGTTTCTTCTGATTGATAAAATATTTCTTGAGTTCTCTTCTATGGTTACGATGTATGGAAGTTTAATTCCTGTTGGCTCACCGTCTTGACCTATGTCCTCAAATCCTTCTAAATCTAAATTAACGTGACACTCTAATAAATTAAATACATCTTCGTCTCGTCCTTTTGTTTCTCCTTGAAGTTCTCGTTCTTTTTTCTCAACTTCACTTTCACTCATTGGACCTGGTTTTAATTCTATGTCTCTATAGAAACCAGCGACTTGTTGTTTTCGTAATTCGTTCTCAGGCATTTTAACAATGTGAATAACAGCCTCTGCATCATTAAGTGAAGTTGCTGTATACGGCACAATCAAATCATCAGCCGGTACAAATTTAGATACAGCTCTTTGTTCAACTTCATCATAGTAAACTTTTTTAAATGCAGAACCTGCTAGTGGTAAATGAAATAACATTGAGTCAAACTCTGGTTCGTACTCTTGCATCTGCTCCATAAGTTCATAGTTCATGTAATCTTTAACACGAGTTGCTTGTTGAATTTTATCTGGAGTTTGTAATCCTATGACTTGTGTTCTAACTGGGCCATCTGCTGGTAATAATTCTTTGTAAGCTAGAGCTTGGAATTGTGTAACAGCTTCTGCCAACACAGGATGTGTAGCACCTGATGCACCTTGAAATGGTTCTGTTCTGTTGTCGTATTTAAATCCTAATAAATCTAAACCTTGGGTATAAGATCTTTCCCAGTCTTTTCTAGACATCTTATAGTCCATATAATTTTGTGAAAGCGTAGAGCCTAATCGTCCTAATACTTCGTCGGGTAGATGCTCTGCTAAATTGTCGTAATGATTTTGGCCACCCTCAATAGATCCTACTGAAGGGTCATAATTAATATCAACCGAACCATCATCATTTTCTGTAATCTCAATAGGCTCACCGGCTTCATTTAATTTTTTTGTTTCTTCGGCCTGTGCTTCTACGAGTTCTTCAGGTGATGGTACTTTTAATTCTTGTTCTACGTTTGGTAACGCCTTGTCTACGTTGTCTGCCATTTATTTTCTCCGTTCCCACTTGTTTAACAGTATTATAGGATAAACTCAAGCCTTGAGGCATGGGCCCTGATTTAGGGGGTATTGTGGTTGTTAGCTTAGTCTTCATAGTCACTCATGTCTATATCAGGGCCTTCATCCACATCAGCTCTTGTTCCCTCAGCGTCTGCCATATCTATTTCTTTTTGCCCTCTTGTATATTTTGTTTCTCCTGTGCCTTTTGCAAATCCTTCTAATTCTGTAGCGTTACCACCTAAAATGTCATCTATATCCTTTACAACTACACCGTCTACATCAAAGTCATCCATCTCTGGACCAGTTCTTCTATATTGAGTATCGGAAGCTATAAACTCACCAGGTGTTTTTACAGCCTTGCCTGTTGTTTCGTCTACTAACTCATAGCCTGGTGGTCTATAGACTATTTCATAAGGTTCACCATAAGCATTTTTACCTTCAACTACAATTTGACCATCATCACTTCTTGTCATTTTTACTCCAGGTAATTTAGGTGTAGTGTATTCCATAATATCAGCATCTACTTTTTTACCTCCTGTTGAAAACATCATTTTGTTTACAAAATCAGGGAACCAGTCTGGCATCTTAGTAGTGGTGCCTGCTATTTTAACTACAGGTTTAGCAACTTCTGACTTTCCTAAAAATTTACTGAGGATAGGTAAGGATGCAATGCCTGCCATAATTTTCATAAACGTTCTTCTTTTAGGGTTCATTGGTCCATCAGCAAAACCTATTCGTCCACCGTTAGCTGCCATAATACCACCTTCCATATCAAATCTTTCGTCTAACTCATCTGATGTAAGTTGCTCTTGTGGTAAAAATCTATAGTCATCTGTGTAACTATCTGTTGCTCCTTCTGCACCTGTGGACGCTGCCATAATTTGTTGTATTTGGTCTTCAATAAAATTAGGATCTTTGGTTGGACGATCTCCAAAAATTAATCCTTGAAAACCACTCTCTAAATTTTCAAATCTTTTCTCAGCTTCTTTTGTTGCAAGATCTCTTACAAGTGAAAGGACATCAGGGTTATAAACTTTTGGTGCTCTAGTTTGTATGTCTTCAAATCTTTTAGCTAATTGACTTTCCATATTAACTAAATCAGTTGCAGTTAAACCTAGTTCTTCTAACTCAACTTGATTAAGTTGGTCGTAAGATTTAAAAGCATTATAATCTTTATTAAATCTGTCATAATCTTTTTGATAATCAATTAAATTTTGTACAGCAACTCTTTGTTCTTCTGTGTCTGCTAGTTTAATAAGATCTTCATTAAGACTTCCTAGATTGACACCAGGTATAGCGTCAATTGCAGATCCTATGAATGTATCTCTAGCTGTTTGACCAAAATCTTTTCCCTCTGACATTCCAGTAATAATCGGGTCCGCTTCTAATAAAGCACCTACTGCAAGACCTGTTCCTCCTTTACCAGCAGAGATGGCAAGATCTGCTGCACCAGCAGCTCCTTTTGCTGCTATCTTAGCTCCAGGTTTTACAAATTCTTCAAAGCCAGCTTTTAATAAAAGAGATGGGTCAACTCCAATATTTTTGCCACCTTGCATAAGTTTTTGCAAAGAAGTTAGTTTTTTCTGGCCTGCTTCTTCTGTAGGTATTATAAATTTTTTCTTTAAAAAACCTTGTTCTTGTCCAATATTTTTTATTAATTCTTTGTAGTTTCTAGCTATTATATCGGCTTTAACTTTTGAATCTAATCCTGTAGTTCCAATTTTAGCTACGTCCAATATTCCTAAATCTACAGATTTTGTATAATCAACAGGTGTTGTACCAACTTTTAAATTATATGGATCAACTTGAACTCCTAAAATTCTACCTTGTATTTTAGGATTAGTTTCTACTTCTGATGCTATTATCTCAGCTATCTTGTTATTGTTTGCATCGATTTTTTTACTAAGGTCTTTTGTTAAATTTTTTTTAGCTTTGTTAAATAATTTTACTTGTTCTTCATAAAAAGGTTTTAATTTATTTTCTATTGGTTTTACTAATTCTCTGTTTGCTTCAGGTAGATCTGGTCCCAAAGTAGATATGCTATAGTTAGCTCCTAGTTTTTTAAATTGATCATACCCAGCTCTATGAGCTAAATCGAATGGAACATAAGTTCTACCTAATTTATCTTTTAAAAAAGAAGAGGGTTTATATAGTTCTTCTGCTATTTCTCTTTGTATCCTATTTAATTTATTCTCTTGTCCTGAGACACCTAAATCAGCTAAAATCTCGTTTCTAAGATCTTGAGCTACTCTTCGTGTTATTTTATCACTACTATATTTTTTAGGATCTACCTTAACAATATCTTTTTCTTTAATGGCTCCAAAATTTAATAAATCTCTTCTAAATCTTTTAAATTTTTCATAAAGATTAACATATTTTAAACTAGTAGTTCCAACTCCTTCTCCTATGAAGTGTCTTGTTATATCTGACATAGATTTCTTGTTATAATTTTTTCTATAATAATCTCTTTGCTCTTTTGTTAAACTAGTAGACGTTCTTGGAACATTCTTTACTCCAGGATCTCCTGCTCTTTCAAATTCTAAATCCGTCGCTTCTTTTAAATCATTTATTAAATACTTTTCTAAAGTTTCTGGATTACCAGGAATTTTTACTGTCTTATTGTCTATATTAACTATTGATCTTAAACTTTTAGGTAAAATATATTTTTCACCTGGCAAAGCAGTTTTATAAAATTCTTTCATATCTTTAACAATTATATCAACTGCTTTTTTTCTATTTTTATCTCTTCTTTTAACATTAAAATCTTTAGGATTTTCTAAGTCTGACGCTAAATAAATATTTCCTGTTGATCTAATTCTAGCTTTTGTATTTATACCTAATTTATTAAAGTCTTCTTCTGTGGCATTATTTGCTTTCATCCACTTTTGTTTATTTGCTTCGTATCTTTTTGCTTTTGCTAAACTAAATCCTTTTCTAGTAAAAAGTTCTTGAAACCCTTCTCTAGTTCCTAAATCTGTTCCTTCTATTAAACCACCACCAATGGCTTTTTCTTCTCTCTCAATAAAATCTACAGACTCATCCATCAAGAAAGGACGAGTTTTATCCATAGTATCTTCTAGTCTTTCTTTTCTAGCATCTTCTTGTATTTCTAAAAGTTCCTGGGGCTTGGGTTCTGGTAAGGTAAACTGTTTTGGCTTTCTTATATAAGCCATCATTTGATTGTATTCAGATACTTTCATCTAGACTCCTAATATATTTTTTAAACCAGAGCCAGGTCTACCACCTTCAGCCAAATCATCTGGGTCATCAAGGTTTTTAACTTTAAAATTATCTTTCAAAGATAAAAACTCATCCGCTGCTTCAAATTCACTTCTAGCCGTATCGATGATACCATCTAGCGTTCCTAATATTTCATTATCTCTATCGTAATATTGTTCAAAAACTTTTAACGGATCCATGTTTTGATCACCTCCACCTTTTAAGTCATCGTAGTTAGCTAAACTTTTTCTAGTATCTTCTGGTAGATTAATCCGATCATCTTTTAATAAGATCTGTCTAATCACAGCTCTTCGTTTTCCTTCTTGCATAGCGCTGTAACCTCTTGCCATTCTGTCGTTTATCTTAGTTATTTCTTCTGCTATGTCATCTTCTTCTATCGTGCTTGTCTTCGGTGGCGTATAGTCTTTATCTAATACAGATTTTACACCTTGCTGGTCCATTTTATATTGAGCAGATTCTTTAATAGCTTTGTCTGCCATACTTCCTGGCTCAACACCTTCAGGTAAACCAAGTTCTTTTTTCAAAGTCATAATACCTTTATCATCAACAGGTTGTTTTGTTTTAATATCAAAAATATTTGTAGCCTCACCTGTCTTTTCTGCTTTTTTACCAAGAGGACCAAACATAGCCTCAGCTACAGATTGAGCCATACCTTTTGTTGTACCTGTTTGTTTATTCTTAGCGTCTAAAAATCTTTTTGCATTTTGTTCAAAGTTAGCAACTTCTCTTCTGTTTTTATTTGATAAAGCATAAGGTGCGTATTCTTCTAGTTTCTTTTCAATGTAATCTAAAATTTTTGGGTCATTGAATGCATCGTCAGAATATTTTTTAAAAGGACTGTTTTTATCAAACTTAATTGGCTTGGCCACGT